TTTCAAAGTTTGGGGGATTGTCTAATGACTCGATATAATATGACGGGCCAAGGAGAGTTGGTCCCATACACCCCTGCAGAAGAGGCAATGGCTGACGCAGTTGAAGCAGCAGATGCCGCAATCGAAGAGGCAAATGCCGCTGCCGCGCCCATTCAGGAGTGGGAAGCTGCCATGGTAGCAAGCGACTCTCTGATGACGCGGGATGTCGAAGATCTGATTGACACTCTGCTGGTGACAGAGGTGCTGCTGGAAGACCAGTTGCCGACTAAGCTGGCTGAGTCCCGGATCGAGAAGAAGGCATTGCGGGACACCAAGCCATGAAAACAATCCTCACTAGTATCGAGGCTTCGTATGGAAGCGCGATGACGTATAGCGCAGTCACTGTTAACGCTGCCGTAATTTCTTCACAACCAAGTTGCCCCTCTTGGATCAGTGACTACGGGATCATCGAGTGGCTGGCAGTTGGGGACCACTGGTTCTTAATTCTATCGGCCCTAGCTGTACTTGTTAGGCTCGGAATCGATTTACCAAAATTTATCAAACACGTCTTAAATAAGGATTAAAAAACCAATTGAAAGGGCGGAGAAAATGAACGACCTAGAGACTCTGGCGCGTACCATCTACGGGGAAGCAGAGACCAACGACCGAGAGGATGCGGTGGCCATCGCCAACGTGATCCTGAACCGGACGGACCTCCCTAACTGGCCCGACACTGTGGCTGCTGTGTGTATGCAGTCGTGGCAGTTCTCATGCTGGAACGCAGACAATCCCCGTCGCCAGCACCTGCTCGAAGTGAAGGTTGCCGACAGCCCACAGTACAGTATGTGTGTTGACGTAGCGACCGAGGTCATGAACGGAACTGATGACGATCCTACGTCCCGCTCGACGCACTACTACGCTACATACATCAAGGCCCCTCGGTGGGCCAAGGGTAAGGTCCCTGTCTACGAAACCCCGTCGGGTAGATACAACCACCTATTCTTCAACGACATTGACACGCCCCCGCCTGAGACAGCGAAGGAAGCTCTGGATCAGGAGCGCCCGCTGAACTCAACGCGCACGATGGTTGGTGGTCAGGTAGCGGTGGGAGCACAGGTTCTCAACGAGGTAGCGCAGAACATTCAACCTCTCGTGGCCTACTCTGAGGCCATCAAGTGGGTGTTCATTGGCGTGACCCTGATCGGTATCGGCATGATGGTGTGGGCGAGGATCGACGACCGCCGCAAGGGACGCCGTTGATGACCTTCATCCTTGGCTTGCTCCAGCCTTTCGCTTTGAAGATGTTGGCATGGGGAGCTGTCGCCGTGTCTGTTCTGGGCGCGCTGTTCTACATCAAGCGCATGATCGAGACCGGAGCCAAGGCTGAAGAGAGGTTGGCCACAACGACCCGTAATCTGGAGGTATCCCGTGACCAACTCAAAGCTGCTGCTGATCGGCCTCGCACTCGCGACGAGCTTGCTGACAAGTTGCGCGACGGCTCCTTCTGAACCCCAACACGCCTGCCCTCCGGTCGTGCAGTACAGTCAAGACTTCATGGATACGGCGGCAGAAGAGCTAGGGGTGTTGGGAGAAATGAGAAACTATAGCGTCATCGTTGAGATGATGAAGGACTACGCTGTTATGCGAGAACAGGCCAGAGTCTGTCAGTGATCCCCGGCATGGCACCTTCGCCCGTGCTCTGTGTTGGGGGTAAAGAGGGCCGTCTCGCCGAATGGGTCTGGTGAACCCTTCAGGCTTGAGACGGCCCTCACCTTAACTGGTATCGGGGGGTGGATTCGAACCACCGTCATCAGATTCAAAGTCTGAGATCCTACCGCTAGACGACCCCGATAAACTCCGGTGTTACGTCACACCTTCAGCAATGCTTCCCCGTTAATGTTGGCCACGATCTTCCCGTCTGGCAGGGCGATGTCGTAGCGTGGGTTTTCCTCGGTAGTGCGGGCCACGACAGTACCTTCCTGTTCCACTACTCCTACCGGGGTGAAGGTTCGCACCACGACTCTATCTTTCAACGCATACATATCTAACAGGCGCGACTGTGTTGCGGTCTCACGAGCGGGTGTGTCGCGCAGTTCCTGATCATGTTTATGGTTACGAGGGCGGTTGTCGTGCAGCTTACCTTCGTTGAAGGTGTCGAGGACGAGCGCACAGCAGGCCATGACGTGGGCCAGTGGGTGGCTCCCGCTCTCGTGGTCGGCATCATCGCTGTCGTGATACCAAGCGATCAGATGCCGCATTATGGCGTCGAAGTATGTGGTGGCGTCCACGCCATTGTCGCGCCAGTTATAGGCACCATACTTCTTGGCCCCGCCTTCCATCACCTGAGCCACGGCCAAGAGTGCGCTACCCGGCACAAATGAGTATGACTGCTTGATCTTGCCATGACTGTACTTAGCGTTCTTCTGGTGGTTCTCCTCGACCAGTGTGTCGATCTTGTCCCATGTGTCATTCGTAGGCATCAGTCCTCTCCCTTTACAATATGCTTGAGGTAGTAGTGGCACAGCAGAGCAGCCTCGGCCCTGCCGTTGTCCTTCTTGCGCCGCCAGTAATGGTCGCGGACTTCTTCACCGAAGACCTCGGTCGCTATCTGTAGGCTCAGGGTCTTCTCCTTCGTCAGACCCATGGCACCCTTCCACTTGGCCGGAGTCTCGAACCACACGTTCTCCATCCCGAGCATACCCATAAGGAAAGACGACGCGCCGCCATACATAGAGCCAAAGTTGAACGTGCTGCTCACGCCCTGCCGAGGCATGGCTCCGACCGCCTCGACGATGGCCATCTCCTTGCAGTCAGCGTAAGGCATCGTCGTCTTGGCGTACCACTCACAGAAGTGGGCGGTGTAGAACATCGTCTTCCTGCCCATGTACAACACCGGGGTGTCGAGCACACTGAGCAGCTTGCCACTGCCGGTCATGAGGGCGAACGCCCCTGAAGCTCCGGGGTCGTGGCCCAGTATGATAAGTTCTTCTCTCATTTCTTTTCTCCTAGTGCTGCGTCAAGAAGCGGCTGTGGTGTGACGTCACACCGATCTGGTGATTACTTCTTGTAGCGGTATCCTTCCCACCCATCGACACTGAGGGGCCAACTGGCGTACCAACCTTCAGGCTGCGCAATCATGATCTCCTCAAACTCCTTCAAGCTGCCTAAACCTTCAGGAACTTCACATACGACCTCGTCATAGACCGTCAGTACAGGGGTGTACCCATGCCTCTCCAGCCTGCGAGCAGCGGGCATCAGGATCTCCCTGCTGGTGGCCTGTGTCGCGTTCTCAGCAAGCTTCCCGCCGTAGGTATAGATGCGCGTCCACTGCCCGTTCTTCATGGACATGTAGCTGAGGACGTGTTCCATCTCGCACTTGCATGTACCGTCCGCACAAGCTTCCTCAGTGGCAGGGTCGTGCCAGCGAGGCATGCGCTTCGACAGGAGCGGCTGGTAGTACCAGATGTGCTTGCCGTTGGGCAGGATCATGGCCAGCCAATCGTCCACGGGTGCGAACCCAATATCACGGTAGATGGTTTCCTTGTTGTCCCTGACCGCACTGATGGCAGCGGAGTTCAGGCTCCTCCACAGCTTAGTGATCTCGGGGTGTTCAGCCCTCCATGCTCGGCAGATCTCGATGACACGCTCGTCAGTGTGTCGGTCGGTGCGGTCGAAGTTCCTCCACGCACCAAGCGCACCCTGATACCCGAAGGCCAGTTCACCTGTCTTGCCGTCGAATCTTTCGGCTGGGTGGGTAGCCTTGGTCACGGTGCCGGTAGGGTATCCATATATCTTGTCAGCCATGCGCTCGTAGATCTTCTCGCCAGCACGGAAGGCATCGATCTTCCACTGCTCACCAGCGAGACAGGCGAGCACGACTGCCTCGACCGAGACAAAGTCCCCAGCCATGATCCGGTAGCCCTCTTCGGCCATGATCCAGTGCCTGCTGGCTGAACTCACAGCCTCCATGGCATCACCGTAGATCATGTCGAGATACGCCGGATCCTTGAACATGATGTCCTTGACCAGACGTTCAGGAGAGATGTCCTCGTAGCTGCGCTTCAGGTTCAGTGGCTGGAACCCGGAGCCTGCGTTCCTCCCTGTCTGGGTGCCGTGGTATCTTGTCTGGTACTTGGCCCTGCCATCCTCGCAGGTCTGGCGAGACATGGCATCCAGCTTCCGGGTGGAGGCCTTGTTCAACTGCATGCGCAGTTCGATCACACGCCTCGTGTCGTCAGGCAGGATCTTGTCAGCCATCCTGAAGTCAGGGTCTTCAGCCCTGCACTGTCTGAGGATGTCGTCGCGTTCGATCTCCTCCTCAAGCGTACCCGCCTGAAGGTTCAGTAGCTCACCCCCGTTGGCGTTAATCCACTCAATAGACTTGGCTACCTGCGTGGGCTTGACCCCGCAGATGTCGTAGTACACCTCAGCCAGTTCCTCGAAACGCCTGTCCACAATCTCCGTGGCCACCGCTATGCCTTCTGCATCCAGCTTCAGACCACGTTCCATCACCCGCATATCGAATGCGAAGTTGGGAACCTCACGGTCAGGCAGATCTCCCAGCACATCACTCGCTGTCTGCTCCAGCAGGACATCGCGCTCGCAGTACTTCACGAACTTGACGAAGTCCCCCATCGTGATCTCGTCCCTCGCTGTCTTCAGGTGCAGCTTGGAGTACCGGGTGATCAGGCGATAGCCTTCGGGGTCCTTGCCTTCATAGCCCAGTGCTGCCATCAGCTTGTCGAGGGCCTGCGGCATGGCATAGTAGGCAGCCACGGCCATGGTATCCCGCCACTGCTCCACGGGTGGACACTCAGGCCAGTGGTAGCAAGGAGTCATCACGTTCTTCCAGATCGAGCGTTCGAACCCAATGTTGTGGGCTTCAATCATGTGGCCCTCATCAATAGCGTCCCACACCTCGGCCATATCATAAGGCTTCATATCCTCTGGGGTTTCGAAGTCACCGTTCCACCATGATCGAATGGGCAAGTTATCGATGCCCCATGACACGCAGATGATGTCGGTGCTCGGGTGTTCGCTATACACTGCGGCCCCAACCTTCATCAGGTCAGACTCGGAACGTGTCTCGAAATCTATGGTGATCATGATGCACCATTGATCAGGTAGACGGACAGAGAGTCCTTGTTGAACCCGACCCAGAAGATGTGGCCAATCTCTTCCATCTCATCCCACACCTGTATGGAGACATGGCTTCCCTTCGGGGGGTTGCGCATATCCAATGCCGCCTCAACTGCAGTGACGGAGCACTTCAGGATGCTAGTGTCTGTTATATCGTGGACTATTATCTTCATTGTATTCCCCTGCTGTTATAGTTTACGTAGCACCATAATGATGCCGCATGCGACACCCACCGCGATGGCCGCACTGCCGAGTATTAGGATCGCTGCCATGATACTTAGGATGAGGCTAGCCATCTGTGGTCTCCATCTCGCTTGCCACCTCTAGAAGACGGTGCTTGCATCGTTCAATCAGCCACATGACCACCCCGCCATCAGCGGCTGAAGATGCCATGTATTCACTGCCCGCTGCGTCATAGCCCATGACAACTACCTGCGTGAGACCAAAGTCCTTCGCCGCGTCTAGGACTTGATCCGGGAGCAGGTCATTCCTAGAGATCATGTTCAAATACAACACTTCACCCATCTGTGGCCTCCTTGGTTTTGGAATTATTTCTAGGTTGCATGTCACAAGTTTCTGCGGTGTGACGTCACACCGGAAAAGTAGGGGGTGACCTTTCAGCCACCCCCAAGTAAGTCACGCTGGGATCAGGGAGGACTTAACCCCTGCGCGACTTACGACCGCCGCCGCTCTCGGAGCGGGCAGCAGGTTTGAACAGGGTCGAGTGGTCAGCCTGACTGACCAGCTTCTCACCCTCGCCGACCTTCTGGACTGCGACGAGATAAGCCTTCACGCCCTTACCCTGCACATCGTAGCAGGAGAACACCAAGCCGACCTGCACAAGGCATCCCGGATAGATCTGGTCCCGAGTAGCGGGGCCAATCTCCTGCACGTCTTCGTCGTACACCTGAACGCCGCCGGGAGCGTCCTGTCCGTGCTTGTTGAACTTGGTGCTGGCCCGCATGACCAGCTTCCCGGCGTAGGCATCACCGTTCTTACCCTTCTCTTCTCGACGAGCCTTCAGTTCCTCGCCGTCGATCAGGCAGGTCTTGATCTTGCCGTCGAGTAACTGCTGCTCAGCAGCCTCTCCCCACTCGGCCACGACGGCATCGATAATGCCGTCTTCGATGGTGCCATCGCCTTCGACATCATCACGGTCGAACGCGACCTCGATCTTGTAGGCAGGATCTCCATCCTTACCTTTGTCAGTGGTGTACTGGTCCTTCTCGAAGAGGGACTCGTGGATCAGACGCCCGACAGGCGTCAGGTGACGTACTTTTTCTTCAGCCATTACTTAGCTTCCTTATTGCTTCCACGTTTGCCCGCAGGCTTGAACATGGACTTGGTTTCTGAGTTGACAGCAGGACGGGAGTCACTCCCAGTCACAACTGTCAGTCCGGCGTCTGGCTTGAATGCCCAACGGCGGGTGAAGTCCCTGCCTTCAGTCAACTTCTCGACGTCAGCAGGGGATCGGAAGGCGGGGGTAGTCAGCGCACGGTCACCAAACTTTTCGACCGCAGCCTCCTCCGCACCATCCTTCCATTTCCGAAACACACGCGCTGGTGCGAGCTTGCGCCCCGGAACAGCATGGCCAGCCTGAAGGCGAATGAACGCAGTATCATCAGCGCTCTTCTTCAGGGTCTTAGCCAAGTCAAACAGATCGAGAAACTCTCCGACCTCTTCATTCGTAAGGGCTTCGACGCCGCCCTCAAAGCCCTCGATCTTAGCCATCAGTTCTTTCATCCTTTCCATGTCCCGCTTCAGAGCAGGGCAGGAGGTGTATCGGGCAGGGCAGAACCTGCAGTGCTCTCCGCTCACGACGGTGGTGGCATCGCCGCTTGCGGTATCCATGGCCGGGAGCAGCTTGAACTCAAGCCAATCCAGCAGCGCATCAACGCTGATCGACCACTCCCTGATCGCACCCATGGCATGGAAGCCACGAGGCTGACAGATCAGGAGGCTGACCATGTCGATGGAATCCCACAGATCAAGCTCTTCCAGCACCCCGCAGGCGTAGTACATCATCTGCGGATTGTTGTGAGGGTCCACGATGATGCCAGCACCATGCTTGTAGTCCCAGACCGATACTCCCCGGTTTTTCTGGTCAACAAAGATAGCATCCGACGTGCCGTAGAACAAACCATGAATGGTAGGGCAGTGGAACCGCCTTTCGACGAAGAAATTCGACTGATCCCTATCCGGGTGGCGCTGGCGTACACCGTCGAGGTAGGTCTGGACCGCGATGGCCATTTCCTTGTCAACGGTGCGCCCGTAGACCTCCTCGCCGATCATCTCCCATGCATCCATGTGTCCAGTGAGGCAGCGGTCGCCGACCTCGTGCGCCGCAGTACCAAGAGCAGCGTGTTCGCTCTCAGGGTCTTCGACACCCTCACTGAACCTGATGGAGGCAGGGCATGCCATCCAACGATAGCTACCTGACGCACCCAGAGGGCTGTGTGCCAAGAGTTCAGTCATTCGCAGGCCTCGATCAGCTTGGCCGCGACTTCAGCCCGCTTGTCAGCAGGGATGTCGGAGGCACTCTCGTGACCAAAGCCAGTGATGATGTCCATCACGGCAGAGGGTCCAATGCTGTCGGCAGCTTCACCTGCTGCCTTCATCAGGTCCTCAGCCGACATCTGATGTGACGTCACACCGGATTTGACCCCACCACGAGAGCGACGAGCAGTACGACCGCCGCCACTGTCAGCAGTATCGCTGCCGCTTCCTTCGCTACCCTTGTCGTCCTCGCTCTCAGCGGGCTTGCTGCGACTACGACGTGTCCGCCCCTTGGCCTTCTCTTCAGGTGCGGGGGTGTCCTCCCCGCCCGACGCATCAACATCATCGACCACGGTTCCTGTGCTGCGAGTGCGCGAGCGACGGCTTCGCGTCTTCGGTTCAGGCTCCACGGTTTTTCCGTCGTCGTCTCCCCCCACGGGAGCGTCACTGGCTGCGGTGTCTCCGTCAGGCTCGCCCGCACCATCGACTTCAACCACTGATCCAGATGTTCCATTAGTAAGCCCTCCTATTTGTGTTGCACGGATGTGAGCCAAAGCGGAGAGCACATCCACATCTGGGTCTCCAAAATAGAAAGTGACTTTCGTCCCGATAGGAACGGATTCGGTATTTATTGCTACGATTTTCATCTTATTTCCCCTGTTAGTGATGAAACTGTCACCACGCTAATTTTGCGTGATACTTGTGTCAAGCCCGGTGATCGAGGGCCAGATAGATGCTCTGGTCCTTCTTGATCACCGTGTTAATGATCCTCTCGTCGAGAGAATCTGCCACGACAGGGATGTGGCCAATCACCCTGTCGCCCGTCTGACCGATACGATGTACACGGTCCAACATCTGTTCGTTCTTGCCGGGAACCCAGAATGGTTCAGCCAGCACGACATCCTGAGCCGCCGTCATGGTCCAGCCCTCACCCATGGGCAGCATCTGACCAATGATGAGCCTGATCTCCGGGTCTGTCTGGAACCGATCCACTGCTGTCTGCTTGCGCGATGGAGAGGTGGACCCATCCATGTAGGTAGCCCCGAGATCACTAAGCTTCTCCATGAAGTAGGACAGCACACTGATGTGCCAGCCAGCCAGCACCAGCTTATCAATGCCCTCGTCCAGCAACTGCTTGACGTAGTTCACGATGAGCGGTGCCTTGGCTTCCCCTAATTCACGTCGGGCTGTCGAGATAGCGCCATCGATAGGGATGTCATCAGCGAAGTGATCTGGGTCCACCTCGTGCATCTTCGCGGCCACAGTCAACCCCTCATGCTTGAGCGCACGACGCACTTCAGGCGTACTCTCCAGAGGCATGATGTGCCATCGCTTGGGTGGTAGCTGGGGCAGGACATCTTCCTTCAGCCTACGCACCATGATGCGAGAGCGAAGACGGTACTGCAGGTCATCGAGGTTGACAGGCACGTTGCGTACGTTATTCATCCACTTGGCCTTGCCCTTGATCCGCACGAAGCCCTCACCCTCTGAGTAGTAAGCGTTGCGGAACGCCTCGAGGCTCATCTTGTCTATCGCTTCCCAATCAAGCAGCCGCAGGGCGTTGTAACATTCTATGGGCTGGTTGGGGAGCAGCGTACCCGTGGCCAGTGTGAACCGGCCAGTGACAGAAGGCAGCATGTCAGGAGCGCACACGACCTTGGTCCTCTGGTTCCCCTTGGGGTCCTTGAGGTAGTGGGCCTCGTCGAGAATGACGTGGTCCCACATCAGGTCCATGATGCTGGTGTTGATGCCGGGGTTCCTGAGCATGTCATAGCTGACGATGTTGAAGTCGGCTTCCGGGTTGATCCCATGAGAACTCTGGAGCACAGCGTGTGTGCTGACGTTTTCGATGTTCGACCAGAGCCAGATCTCGCGCTGCCAGTTCAGGCGCAGCGAGGCAGGA